CGGTGCAGTAACTGCATCTCGCAAAACTGTATCTGATGTGCCTGTGTTTCTTTATACTCTTAAGTATGGTGACACCCTAGAATCACTTGCGGCAAAACTCTATGGGGATCCAGGGCAATGGTGGAGATTAGCCGATGTTAATCCACACGTTACATTTCCTTTAGACATGTACCCAGGTACGGAAATTCGTGTACCACAATGATTACCAGATTTCCATTTGGTGATGCGCCAATAATTACAACTAATATTATTGGAGGTACTATCCCCGATAAGCAAGTTGTTGCTGTTGACATCTCATACTCAGAGAATAAACATGACATTGCAACAATTACTTATTCAGGGTTTCCACCATCTGCTGTAACTGCTTACCGTGGGCTTCCAGTCACTATTACTTTTGGAAACAACACCGCAAACACTGTGGAGTTCAATGGGTACATTGCCTACATTGAAATTGGATCATACTCAAGAATGGGATCTGTTAATGAGTCTCTTATTCAAGAAGCAAAAGTTGTTTGTTTTGGCACAAGTTATGAGATGAAACCTCCACGAAGTGCTGTGTACAAAAACATCTCCCTGCCTAGTCTTGTAAAGAAACTGGCAAGTAAGTATAATTTTTCGTATTCTGTTCCAAACAACAATTATGTATTCCCAGTAATAGATCAAAGTAACAAATCTGATTGGGAAGTCTTAGTAAGTACAGCAAACAAAATGGGGTATTACGTAACTGCTTCTAATGCACACTTGAATATTTATGACCCATTCTCTAACTACTACCGATCAACTGTTCCGTTTACCTTGCAATCTACTATTGCAGAAGAAGGTAAGAAAAGGGTTCCTGGTGTAATCATGGAATTCAAAGGAACCTTTGGAGATATAACTCCTGATGGCGATAGTTATAACTATCTACTAAAAACACTTACAGCAAATGGTAAGACAATACAAAATTCATCTACTACCGCAGAAACAAGTGGTTTAGGTAAACCCGTTGCAGGTAGGTTTACTCAGGAAGTCACACTTCAAGCAACGTCAATAAACGCACTAAAACAATTCACCCAAGGGTATATCAAGAACTCCATACCCTTTCATGCTGATCTTGTAGTTTCAGGAATTTCCACACTACGACCTGGAAGCATTGTTAAGATAGAAAAGTACAACTCTGAGTTTGATGGTTACTGGGTAGTACAGGATGCACGACATTCCATCAACGTAGAAAGTTACATGACGTATCTTCACATCAAAACTGATTCTACAAATGCTTCACCTTTATCCACAAAGTCAGGTAACTCTTTTGTTGCCCCGCCAAAAGCAGCACTTCGGGATAAGACATGGGTTACTGCACAAGAAGTTGCCTATGTCTACTAACATTCACAGAGCAATTGTTTCGTACTCAAATGCTAGTACTGGCGAAATTAAAGTTCGCATACCAGCCAAGTTTGATTCCAATACAACTCTAGATATATCTCCCATTGCACGATCAGCAATTGGTGGAGTATGGCCTGTACCTACTGTCAATTCACAGATTGTAATAGCAAGTGATGATGACACCTATACCAATGTGTTTTGGCTTCAAACACAACCAGGAGCAGTATGACAACTATTAAAACCCCATTCTCTATTGCTTCTTCTGGAAAAGTATCTAACGAAACTGACTTAGAGAAATCAATTGGGCAAAAGATACAAGACTATGTATTAACCCAGCAGTTTGAACGACCTATGAATTATGCGTATGGAGGCAATAGTCAAACATTGGTATTTGAAGATTACGACTCTTTAGTATTCTCAGAATACAAATTAGAAGTAAATAATGGTTTGATTGCCAATGTTTCTGGAGTTAGGATTGTAGATATCCGACTAATAGAACCAGCAATAGGCAGCAACATTTCAAATAACGCTATGATGGTTGAGGTATTGTTCTCAGTTCCCCCTACAAACACTGTTACCAGTACACGGTTTAATCTAGTATCCCCACTATCCCTTACCGAGGAAACAACACTATGACCACATTTGATTACACTAGTAGGGATTATTTCTCAATCAAAGAAGATCTTTTAGCCCGAGCATCTGCCGTACTGCCAGAGTGGACATCCCGTGATGCTTCCGACTTTGGAATGCTTCTTGTTGACCTTTGGGCGTATATGGGTGATGTGCTTCACTACTACATTGACCGTGCTGCTCAAGAAGCGTTTTTGTCAACAGCAACTCAACGCTCTAGTATCTTAGCAATTGCTAGTTTGCTTGACTACACACCTACAGGAAGAACTCCTGCTACTGCGTCTATTACACTAAATGCTACAAACTCAGCGGCAACAGATGCTTCCCCAATACTTATTCCAAGATACACCAGGTTTATAGCAAACCCACTTATTAGTGGTGCTGATGATGTTGTATTTACAAGCAATCGCCCTATTGCCTTTAATCAATCTGGAACTGCAATTGAAAATTACACTACTTATGCTAAGTCTGCAAATGCATTAGTAACCCTTACTGAGGGAGAAATCTTTACTCAATCGTTTACTAGTGATGGGTTAGCAGGCCAAAGGTTTACACTAAACAAAACTGGAGTAGTCACACAATCTGTTTCTGTAACTGTCAGTGAAGGAGCAGGTGGCACAACCGTTGATTACTCTTTAGTAGATAGGTTTATTGACGCAACAAACACAGACAATGTTTTTTCCCTTGTTCTTAACTCTGATGATTCTTCAACAGTAGTTTTTGGTAATGGTGTTTATGGAAAAATACCTACAGTTAACGCAACTGTTTCTGTTTACTATCGTCGCTCCCGTGGTAGTGCTGGAAACGTAGATGCTAATACAATTACCGAATTTGAGTCTTTAACTAATACACTTGGACCCCCATATGATGGAATTGTTATTACCCCAAACACCATCAAAGCATCTGGTGGAACTAACAGCGAAAGTATTAGTTCTTTACAACTAAACATTCCTGCATCGTTCCGTTCACAAGATAGAGCAGTATCTATTCAAGATTACCGTGATTTAACTTTGCGAGTTCCTGGAGTTTCCAAATCAACTGCAAATGTTGTAACTGGCGCTACCGCTAAAACTGGGTACATTACAAACAAAGCACTTACTGCCAATGTTGCAACATTGACAACAGGTGCTGCACATGGTTTAACTGTGGGGGAAACTATTGCGGTATTTAATGTAGATGACACATTTGATGGAACATATACAGTCAAAACTGGATCTAGTGGAACTAGTTTATTGTATGATTTAGTTTCTGCAAGTGTTGCATCAGCATCAGTATCTTCTGTTGCATCTTACCGAAATGCACAAATTAAAATCTATGCACTATCCGATCAAGCGGTTTACGATGGTACTTTAGTAACTAGTCCAACAACAAGTCCATTGTTGCTGGACAATGAGTATCGTGATTCAATTTATAGTTATATTGAACCCCGTCAAATGGTAGGGGTAAACACAGTAGTAATGCCAAGTGTGGCGCTAACTTCTGCAAAGGTAACTATTACTTTAAATATCCTAAATACTTATGTTCAGGCAAGTGTGATTGACTTAGTAACAACTGCCATTAAATCATTACTATCTTTTGACAATGTAACTTTTGGTCAAACCATATCGCTGGGCACATTGTACCGAGCAATTATTGATATTGATGGTGTGGATTACGTTACGGTAGATAGGTTCACTACAGGATCTTCCGCAGTGATTGACACCATCGGATTGACTCCTGTGGTTAAGGGTGTGCAAGCGGCAACTAACAATCTGTTATTGCTTTCAGAATTAGTTATTAATGCCAGCGGTGGGGTTGTCTAAAGATGGCATATACCTCCTTTAGACTTCGCCGTGCTGATCTTGGTGGTAGCCCCGATGCTAACCCGTTTGGTTCTTACGTCCGTGGAGATGAAACAACTACTCCAGTTGGACAAACACGCTTAGATTCTGACTCTGCACTACGTGCTGATAGTTTTATACAGGCAAGCACTGCCCTTGTCACTACTGTTGAGTTTACAGCAACTGCAACTGACTATGACACAGTGCTATTGACATGGTCTTCATTTACAATTACTGACAAAGCACTGATCGCAGTAGGGGAAACAAAACCATTTGAAGTAGTTATTGTTTACTCTCCAACTGGATTTCCTGAAACTGTTGCCGATGGCATCATCATCAAAACACAAAAGCATTTTGATGATAACTACTCAGTAGAGCACGTCAAATCTTATGAGTATTCTCAAGGTGTGTGGGCGTACTATTCTTTGTTCATCCACTGGAACCAAAATGGAAGTGGTAACACTGGAGTAAGTTGGTACGAGCGAATGGCAACATTACAAGAACTTGTTCCAAATGACTACGGTTCTTATGAACAACTTTGGAATAGAATCCCAGCACAATACCGAACGGGGGATACCTCTGGGGCGGCACTAGACCCGTCTGGTTTGGGGCGTGGGCAACTCTCTAGATTCCTTAGCATCTTTAGTTTTGAATTAGATAAAACAAGGTCATTAATTGATTCAGTAATGACACAATATGATCCAGAACATAATGAATCACAATCTATTGACGCACTAGCAGATATGTTTGCTTTAGAAGTAACTTCAGCAGACATTGGTACTTCTCGTGTTCGGCAATTACTCCAAGACATTGGGTACTACCGACAACAAAAAGGAACAGTCAATTCAATTAAGCAATACATTACAGCCGTTAGTGGTTGCCAGGTAGATGTAGTTGAAGCACCAGTGTCACCAAAATATACATTTCGTGTATACGCAGAAAAAGTAAACCTTGTTGCCGATTCTTTGTTTGTAATTACTTCTGGATCTAAGAAATGGGCATTTAGTTCCTCAAGCGCTTCTTGCACGTATACAAAATCTGGAGAAAACTTACTTATAACCAACACAAGTTCTGCATCTGCACAATTTGCGCTTACATCATTAGTTGCAGTTCCTGTAGCGTCTACAGTAGAGTACTGGTCATCAGCAAAAGTATTGGGTAATGGTGTTGTGCATGGTTCTCAATGGTCAGCATCAGCATCATGGACAACTTGGAACACAGCATCACAGTTAAGTACAGCAGGTGTTTCTTCAACGCTTTCTCCAGTGGATCGCAAAGTCATTAAAATGCCAATTCAATCAACAACTGTTTCTAGGTATCCTGTAATGCTTTTTTCTTTAGCGGCAGGACAAAGTACTACGGTGTCTCAATGGATGGTTGAACCAGGAAAGTATGGAGAATTCTTTAATGGCTCTTCCGACTTTGGTGGGTTTGTTTATCAAGACAACTTTTCTGACCATGCTTGGTCGGGAAGTGAATACGCTTCATATTCCCTATACTCAACAAACAAGAAAAAAGTAAACAACACAATTACAAGATTGCTTCCACAAATGTTGCCAGTAACTATGCTGCTTGACACCAGTATTGATTATGCTTTAGTGTTTGATTGGATTCCTGGAAAGACGTGATGAATTACATAATCTGTGCACTAGCCGTATACAAACTGATACAAGTTGCTGATGCTCTTTCACCTCGTGAAGCAATGCCTTGGGTGAAGGTCGTAGTCGGGATAGTTGCATCTTATGGGGCAACCTTTGTAATCCCCTTTACGGATCATTGGCTTGCAGGATTAGCAGTTGCTACCCTTGCAGGAACGGTACACTCTCTGCTACGATTGCTCACCTTCTTAGGCGATATGGCAAATAAGCGTTCATTAAAGTAAACAACATGCAGAATAGGAACCAACATGGAATACGTTATCGGTGGAATGGGAAATGCTCCAGCCAATGTAATTGAGGTAGGACTAGGAGATGTCAAAGAAGGCGCAGTTTTCCACTACATGTGGACTGGTAAACCTACTGCTGGTCAAGCACGAGTTCTTGACTGGTTGGTAGATTACAGCGCAGACTTCATTGTCTACTTTGATTCAGGCAAGGTACACCCAGCCGTAATGCAGGCTGCAAAGAATGTTATTGCAGTTGATGATGTGGTCATGGATACCCTTAAGAAGAACAGTGATGCTCAGTTGCTTGTCTTGTTTGATACAGACGAAACTGGTCAGGCTACTGAGATGACCCAGCGCCTTGTCTTTGAGGCAGACGCTCTAAACATGATGTCTTTAGAATTGACCAATGGGTTAATTCCTTTGTGGGTATCCCATGATGACCTGCCTCAAGATGATCCACTTATTAGCGCCCCCTCAGAGGCCTCTAGGAAGCCCCAGGATGCGTTGAAAAGAGATCTAGGTATCCCAACACCACTCTTCACGGAAGAAGACTTAGGATTGATCTCAATGGTTCAGTTGATTGTGACCTTTATAGATGGCTCTATGGAAGCAAGAGCGATCAACATCCCTACATTACAAAGACTTTTAGGATAACTCGTGGTGGGTGCTGGATCAAAGAAGGGGAAATCACCAGCACCCTTACCACAAGCGCCAATATCTGAATAACCAGATGAGGCTAGGGGTGAAGGGGAACCCCATATAGGAACTATAACACGACAAGAAGAAGGAAGCAAACATGGCGAAATTAAATGGGCAGTTCATACCAGTACCACGATGGGTCTTGGAATACCTAGGTCAAGATGCAGTGGCACTCTGTGTGCTTATACATGCTCTGACTTACATGAACGGCGATAGGCAAGACATAACAACGTCCTACGACCACCTAGCCGAACTTACTGGGTATGACCGTAGAACAGTCATTCGGGCTATGAACCGTATTGAGTCGTCTGGTGCTGTTATCAAGACAGTGCGAAAAGGTAAGACTGGCAGAAGCATGACGAACCTCTATCGGGTTGATTTCAACAATCCAAATTCTCGTAGGGGTGACACTGTAGACACCCCTAGGGGTGTCACTGGTGACACTAGCGGGGTGTCACTGGAGACACCCTCGGAGGGTGTCACTGCTGACACCCAATCTAGAGAGACTAATCTTTATCTAGAGGGGAAATCCAAAAAGAGAAAGAAAGATGCCCTATTCTTATCGGACCCTAGGTGGCAGCGTCAACTTAAAACTGTCAAAGAAAGCGAGCAGAAATGAAAAGAACTATGCGATGGATGTGGGATTACGAAACCCAGGTCACGGATGAAAAAGGCAAAATTGTAAAAGGTACTGCTTTGTCTTTAGAGCCAGTGGAAGGTAGCAAGAGAGTGAGGGTTGCTCATTACACGCCAAAACAAGAAGGGTGATGACTGGGATGTAAAAGTTATTGGGGCAGACGAGCCTGAGCCTGAGCAACCAAAAGTTCTGGAAAAAAAGCAAGGGCTTACACACATGGTTAGATACTTTCGGGATGTCACCACCAGCACATCCATGACTTTAAACGCTCCTGTAAACGGCCCAGCCTTGATGAAGATATTTAAAGACATGTTATCTAAGTCGGTAACACCTATTCAGATTTATCGGATGATTGATATTTTTGCAGATGATATTAAGCGCACTCCATTAGGAAACCAAGAAGTTCCTTGGATAGCATTTGCTGGTCGCAGAGGTGGGTTGCTTAAACGCATCGCATCCGATACTCTTCCAACAGTTCCACAAGAAGTTAAGTTTGATCCACGATTGGAGAAGTACCTACATGACTGAATGGCATGGTCCTCGCTACTGGAGAAATCGTAAGCCAGCAGAGCGAGTAAGTAACGCACACATCCCGAAACGGTACATGGATAAGACATTGGATAGTTACAACGAAGACGTTGGTAGTTGGGGTGTAACTAAAGCAATTCGTGGCTGGGCAGCCAACATTGATGAGAACCTTGAGAGTGGTGAAGGTCTGTACTTTTGTGGCGCTACAGGAACAGGTAAGACCCATCTCGCTGCTGCACTCTTGTCAGAGATTCTTTTTACTAAACAACTTGGTGGCTTCTTTATTACAGCAGAAAAGTTTATTGCTGCAACCTATGACGAATTGCGATCTGATGGTGAACTTCCAGATGAGTACGGTGATCCATACCTTTTGAAGTACATCAACTCAGTTTTTGATGTTGTTGTACTAGACAGTTTGGGAAGCGAGAAGAAGACAGAGTTTACAAAGAATGCAATTGCTACTTTGTTGAATAGTCGCTATGAGCAGAAACTGATTACCATCGTTACTTCCGAGTTCAGTATTGCTTCTATTGGAAATAATTATGGACCGAGGCTTGCATCTATTTTGCAAGATGCTACACTTCAGATTCCCTTTGAAGGAAAGGACTACCGAGTTACACAACATGCAGGGTAATGATCTCGCCTCTTTTGCACCACATGTGCAAGCAACTATGTTTGAAGGCATACTTGCGTCAGAGCCGACAAGGACAGTTGAAAGAGTTAAAGCCGCTTTCTTTTTAAGGAACGAGAAGTGGGATGCTTACTTAAAGTTGTGGACTACAAACCCACTTCCAGTAAAACATCTAAGTGATTCAATCCATAGGTTGGGAGTTGGTACAGAGGTGTATACATTGTTTCCTCCTGGTTTTGCTGAAGCAATTGACAGGTGGCTATTGAAGAAGGGGATATCAACAAACGTGGTTTCATTTGACAACATTGAAGACCTTGCTTTTGAGTTGCAGTTCAACAGAGGCATTGCAAAAATCTACACCGCAGATCAAGAACAGGCAAAGGTAATCGGCATGCGAGCAACAGTTGTGTCTACGACTACCTCGTGGTCTCTCTGATGGCTAGCGCAGAACAACTCTTAATTAGCAAGGTAGTTCAGGAGCAAGACCTTTCATACTCCTTGAAGCATGGCGTGAAAGCGCAATACTTTACTGCTGAGTGGGAAATTGTTTGGGAGTGGTTAGTTTCCTTTTGGAGAGAGCATGGAGAAGTTCCGACTACCCGTGCAATCAAACAAGAGTTTGGTGACATCAAGTTTGTTGATGCAAAGGGTGAGCCATTTAGCGCCCTTGTTAATGAAATCTATGCTTCATATCGTCACCGCAACTTGGTTGAAGCAATGTCTGCTGCAATGCCTGCAATACAAAGTGGGGATACCACTGAGGCGTTTAAACTACTTGCTGCTGGAGTGCAAAAGGCTGGGGCAGATGTTGCTCGCCTACGAGATGTAAACCTTATTGAAACTTGGGAAGACCGAGTAAACAAGTACGATGAACTTCGTAAGATGCCTAATGCCATTCGTGGTATTCCTACAGGTATTCAGGGCCTTGACAGGATTACATCAGGGTTGCGCCCACAGCAGTTGATTACCTTTGTGGGTGAAGCCAAGAAGGGTAAGTCCTTGATGACCTTGATGATGGCTAATGCGGCTCACATTCACGGTAAGCGTCCACTCTTTGTATCTTTTGAAATGTCAGCAGAGGAGCAAGCAGCACGGTATGACGCAATCGTTGCCAAAGTTCCGTACAGCAACATTCTTCGTGCATCACTATCTGACCAAGAGTTTGAGCGTGTTCGTGAGACTCTGCGTATGCGTAAGAACATGCATCCATTTGTGATTACAGAAGACACAGCATCTGTAACAACTGTTAGCGCACTAACCGCAAAGGTCAAGGAGTACCAACCTGACATTTTGTTTATTGACGGTGTGTACTTGATGGATGATGAACAGGGTGAGCCAAAGGGAAGCCCACAAGCATTAACAAATATTACTCGTGCATTAAAAAGGCTTGCACAAAACCAAGACATTCCAGTCGTTGGAACTACTCAGGTTTTGTCATGGAAGTTGGGTAACAAGAAATCACGCCGTGTAACGGCTGACTCCATTGGTTACACTTCTTCTTTTGCTCAGGACTCTGACTTGGTACTAGCAGTGGAGTCAGACCCTGATATTGAAAACCAGGGAATCATTCGTGTTGTCTTGGCTCGTTCTGCACCACTAGGTGAAATCAGAATTAACTGGGATTGGAATAACATGGACTTTACAGAAGTAGGAGAAGAAGGCGATGATAAGGACGATGACAGGGACAACTGGTATTACTGATGTAGCAGATGTGCTACGCCAACTTGGTGTGGACGTTCGGCGTATCGGAGAGCAAGAGATTTCTGCTTGCTGCCCAGTGCACTACAAGCGAACAGGGAAAGCAGATGGCTCTCCTTCGTGGTCAATGAATGCCAACACAGGGCTATGGCTTTGCTATTCCTGTGGTGCCAAAGGAACTCTTTCTTCGCTTGTGTCTGAACTGACTGGCGAGAGTGACTCAATCATTGCAGTGCACACGTTCCTTGTGTCTAGTGGTTTAGATCGCATGCATACGACTCAGGCTATTGAAAAGCGTCCAGTAGTTGACTGGAAGGTGTTTAGCGCTTTTCCTGCGCCATCGGATAGGTGGATTAAGACTCGTGGAATTGATCGTGAATCCGCAAAGAAGTATGGGATTAGGTTTGTAGAGGACAAGCAGACTTGGATTCTTCCTATTGTTTCCCCAATGGGGGAGTTGGACGGATGGCAAGAAAAAGAAGCATCACGGGTGCGTAACTACCCAATTGGTGTTAAGAAGTCAGAAACACTCTTTGGTCTTGACAAGGCAGACAGTAATATTGGGATCCTTGTGGAGTCCCCATTGGATGTAGCACGTATCGCTACAGTGATGACTGGGGTAAGTGGTGTGGCTTCTTTTGGGGCGCACATCAGCAAGCAACAGATTTCATTGTTGGTTGAGCATTTTGATGGGTTAATTGTTGCCTTGGATAATGATGATGCAGGGATTAATTCTGCTAAACGCTTAAAGAAGTTACTTCCAGCCTTTAGGCATGGTGTAAACTGGTTGCACTACGCACACACGGACGCAAAAGACATCGGTGACATGACACACGAACAAATCATTACGGCAGTTACTCAAGCATCGGTATTCCCTTGGTGGCTCAATGTTTAAAGGAACTCTGTATCCTTTTCAAGAAGAAGCCACGGAACAGATGGTTGATCGTGGTCAGATGCTCTTGGCCCTTGTGATGGGTGCTGGTAAAACTATTACCACAATTGCGGCTATTGAAAGCCTTCAAGAATCAGGAGAAGTTTCCAAGACTCTTGTTGTTGTTCCATCTTCATTGAAGTATCAATGGGATCGTGAAATCAAAAGGTTTACTGATTCATCTTGCATTGTTATTGACGGTGGTGCAGCAGCAAGAAAGAAGTTGTGGAGAACTGCGATCAGTGCTCAATACGTCATTGTGAATCCAGAGTCACTTGCTAATGACCTTGCTCATTTTGAAAAACATAAGTTTGATGCGATTGTTGTAGATGAAGCCACAATGATTAAAACACCACGAGCAAAGCGTTCCCGCTTGATAAAGCGACTTGGTAAAAAGTATCATTACAGGTTTGCGCTTACAGGACAACCTATTGAAAATCGCCCAGAAGAACTGTTCTCCATTATGGAGTTTGTTGACCCAGCGATACTAGGTAAGTTTGAAGTGTTTGATAGAACTTTTATTGAACGAGATCACTTTGGTAAACCAAAAAGGTATCGGAACTTAAAGTCATTACACACAAGTATGGAAACTGTAATGATTCGCAAGACCCGTGAGGACATTGCTGACCAGTTACCTGTAGTAATCCAACAAGTAGTTCCCGTACCATTTGACCCTTTTGGCGCTTCAACCTACAGAAAACTCTCTGATGACTTGCTTAATGCTATTCAGAAAGCAATGACAGAGCATGGAAGAGGTTTTGACTTGTGGGCGCACTACTACGGAAACAATAAAGGCATGGAAGCCCAAGGTGACATTATGTCCAGGCTTACTACTCTTCGCATGTTCTGTGATAACCCCGCCTTAGTAAAGATGTCAGCAGAGATGTATTTGGATGCCAAGAATGATCAAGGTAGTAAGCATGCTTCTCAAGTTGTAACTCAAGGATTAATTCAAGATAACTTCAACACACCAAAACTTGATGCAGTAATTCAATACATTACAGATGTCTTGGAAGAAGATCCAAAGAACAAAGTAGTGTTGTTCTCATTTTTTAAAAACAACCTACGGTTACTTCAGCAAGCAACCAAGGACGTTACACGGAGTGTTTTGTTTATGGGTGGGATGGACATGCTGGATAGGGATAAGTCCAAACAGCAATTCTCCACCGACCCAAACACTCGTTTGTTTTTATCATCGGATGCTGGTGGTTATGGTGTAGACCTACCTATTGCCAACTACCTTATTTCCTATGACCTTCCGTGGAGCGCTGGGAAACTGGATCAAAGAGAAGCCAGAATCATTAGGTTGTCATCTGAGTTCCCACACGTTAACATCGTGTCATTCGTTATGAAGGGCAGTATTGAGGAAAGACAATACGAGATGCTGCAAGAAAAACGGGGAATCAATAAAGCATTTATTGATGGTGGTTATGATAATAAGGGAAGTTTCCAATTAAACCTAGGTGCTCTTTCAGAGTTCCTACGACACAACGAGGTATGACATGGCACAGATTGTAAGAGAGACACCAGCAGGGCAAGAGTACGACTCAGCAACATTGCGAAAGTTGATTGACGAATACAAAAACCACAAGGCACTTATAGAGTCCACACAAAAGCGTGTTGATGGTTTTAAGGAATCACTTACTACCTACCTCACATCTTTTGGCAAGCCTGACGAAAAGGGAAACCTTTGGATTGAACTTGGTGATGTTGAGTTAAAGCGTGAGCGCAGGATTTCCAAATCGTTTAACTCGTCTGCGGCAGAAGCATGGGCTAAACAAAATGGTCATTGGGATACTGTCAAAGAAGTAATTGAAGTTCTTAGCGAAGATAAGTTGCTGGGCCTTGCTTGGAATGATGATGCCATTCAAGAGTTGATTAAATCGTTTTACGTAGAGAAAGAAACATGGGCGCTGAAAGTTTAAACGATTACCCTGGTAAGACAGCCCCTAGAAACAGAGGCAAGAAAAAGCCAGCACGGATTGAAGATCCTTTTGCTGTCTTGCATACAGTCACGTTTACTATTAGAGGTGAGGAAGTAAGTTTTTATACTGTTGGAGAAGTTGCCAAAGCCTTAAATAGAAAACCAGGAACTATTCGTAAGTGGGAAACACTTGGGTTTATCCCAACTGCGACATTTAGAACACCACCACCCGAAGGACAACAAATTCCTGGAAAAGTTACTAAAGGTCGTAGACTTTACAGCAGAAGTCAGGTAGAGTTACTCATCTACTCAGTACAGCATTTTGGTTTGGATAATCCCCAACCCAATAAAGCGAACTGGCTAGGTTTTAAAAAGCACATCAAGGAAAACTGGATTAAGTAAAAACCCCAAACAGAAAGCAGAGAAAGCACAAATGACAACTAACAGATACGATGACTTTGAAGATGACGAACAGGAGTTTCCAACTCCTGCACCCTCAAAGGGAAAAACTCAAGTAGTGGCAAAGCCAGTAGTTGAATCAGAAGTAGAGCGCACAGAAGTTGCACAAGTTACTCGGACCATTAAACGTGGTTGGGGTGCAGCAGACCGTGTTCAAGAAGCAGCATCACCATACGCACAGCGTTTCAAGGTAACTGAGGACACACAAGTCATCAAGTTCTTGGAAGACGAGCCATATGCATCGTTCCGTACACACTGGATTGATGGTCGCCAAGGCCAAAAGTCATTTGTATGTTTGCACGATGACCCAAATGGTTGCCCATTGTGTGACTCAGGTAATCGCCCAAGCACAAAGTTTGCATTTAACATTGCACTTCTTGCTAACGGTGAAGAACCAGTAGTTAAGTCGTTTGAAGTTGGCGTTCGTTTGATTGACCAACTGAAGAACTTCCATCTTGACCCACGTCAAGGACCACTGTCCAAGAATTACTGGGCAGTATCCAAGACTGGCAAGGGAGCACAAACACAAACTATCTTGCAGATGGTTCGTGAGCGTGACCTTGAAGAGTGGAACTTGACTGCGTTTACTGAAGACACCATGAAGGTCTTGTTGAACAACGCATACGACCCAAGCATTATTCAAATTCCAACACGCTCAGAGTTGTTGGAAGTTGCTACCGAATTACTTGACGCTCGGTAGTTCGCATGCTCCATACGGTACATACCGTAGAGGAATTGCGAAACCTTGTTGAGGTAGTTACAAAAGCAGGAGAGTTTGCTTTTGACGTGGAATCCCGTGGGGTTCTTGAGAGACATGATGATCTTCATAAACTTTTTTTAAAAGAGTGTAAGGAGCACATTGCAACTCTCAAGAATCCAGGGGAATCCATTGTTGCTAGTTCCACGGAAACAATTCGTTCTAGGTACATGAAACAATTAGCCTTGGATCCACTTCGTAATGAAGTGTTTTGGATTAGCATTGCCACACTTGGTCACTCGTGGGCTATTCCTATGGGGCACAAACTTGGAGAAGTAATTGTTCCAGAGGAACGTGGTGATGGTACAACTGTCCCACCATCGGGATACCGTAAGTTCTTAGCAAGTGGTGGGGAGTCAATGGCTAAGGCTAAGTATGTAATTCCAGGTGAGTATTCTGCTCCACCTGAGCAACTGTCTCGCTCAGTGGTGTTTGAGGAACTACGCCCTTTATTTTTTAGTGACCTTGTTAAAGTTGGTCACAACGTAAAGTTTGATGCTCGCTCCATTCAAAAGTATTACGGAGAGTTACCACCAGGTCCGTACATGGATACCATGATTCTTCAGCACTTGGAAGATGAGAATTCAATATCGTTTTCCCTTACCAACTTAGTTGCTCAGAACTTTGGTGGTCATGATGCTTACGCCAAAGAAGGAAAGTTGGGTGCTGTTATTGACACTGTGCCCTTTAGTACTGCTGCAAGGTATGTGCACCTAGATGCTCGCTGGACGTGGTTGTTGTATAGCAAACTTATGGCTAAATTGCGCCTTACAGAATCCCTTGCACCTGCCCTTAAGCAAGACATGGAAGTGCTACGAGTGATTATGACTATGGAAGATGAGGGTATTACTGTCAAGACCAGTGCCCTTAAGGACTTGCGTAAAGAGTTAGAGATTAAACAACGTGACTGTCTTCTTGAAATTGTTGATATGTCCTACGCTGGCTTCAACCCTGACTCCAATAAAGATAAACAAAACTACTTGTTTAACAAAAAGCGTGAGGGTGGTTTAGGTCTAAAGCCCTATAAAACAACTCCTAAAGGCGCTCCATCTGTAGATATGGAAGCCTTAGAGAAGTTGCGAGATGCTCACCCACTCATTCCACTCTTGATTAGTTACTCTGAATTGCAGAAGTTGAAGTCAACATATGTTGATGGCTTGATCCCCAAGTTAAACAACGGTAAGTTGCACCCTTCATACAACTTGCATAGGACTGCAACTGGTCGTCTATCTTCTAATGACCCTAACTTGCAGAACATTCCACGAGACTCCAGCATTAGGAGTTTGTTTGTACCGCCTCCTGGGTACACGATGTTGGTGGCTGACTATGATCAGATTGAACTCCGAGTTATGGCTATGTTTAGCCAAGACCCACAACTTCTTCGCATCTTTAGAAATAATGAAGACATTCACGCTGCAACAGCAGCAGCAGTGTTTAAGAAAGATTTGTCAGAAGTAACCTCAGAAGAACGACAGATTGGTAAGGGAGTGAACTTTCTTACTGCCTACGGTGGTGGTTCTGGAAAACTTGCTAGAACTACTGGTATTGCTGATGAGCATGCTGAGGAGATTCTTAACTCCTATTATAAGAGTTTCTCTGGGTTGACCAAGTGGAAACAGGTTGCTATTGCTGTGGCTACAAAATCAGGTTATGTATCTACATTGAGTGGTAGGCGTAGAAGACTTCCTGGTTTGACACTTAGTAGGCAGTTTGAGGTGTCTCGTGCACAAAGGCAAGCCATCAATGCAATCATTCAAGGAAGTGCCGCAGACATCTGCAAGCAAGCCATGATTGACGTAGATACTGCATTTAGAGGTACAGATACTAAAATGCTCGTACAAGTGCATGACGAACTTATTGTAATTACCCCTAAAGATCAAGAAGAAACTGCAATGAATACTCTGATTTCGGCAATGGGTCACGACAGGAGTATTATGGGGGTGACACTAAAAGTGTCTTGCCATGCGGCAACTAGTTGGGCGGAGGCAAAAGGAAAATGAATACAGTTGCAGAGAAGCGAAACTTTTGTTTAATGCTGTCATTACCATCGGGTCAAGAGTTGGCTCAACACATGGGATTGACACCTCCATCCATTGAAGTACAGGCTATGGAAACTGATCTAATTAACTCACAATGGGACATGCTTCATGAGTTTGGTGTGTACGATGAGATAGAAGAAGCGGTAGATTGGTTTACCGAAGTGTTAGAAGTAACTATGGATACTGAAGAAAAGCCCACATCTAAGATGATTGATGGTTCTAAGACTGTCCTGTTGTCCTACGGTATGGCATTAGTTCAAAAGTTATTAGAGAGTAATGTTATTGCTTTAATTGCGGAGGGAGAATATAACTATGAGTAGTTGGTGGGATAACAAGTTAAACAACAAGGCAACAGTGAGTAGACCATCTGCTCCTGTTACAACCAATCATATTTTGCCAGCGCTACAACAACAGGCTCGTGCAGTAGTTCAAGCATCAGAGCAAGCAAGACCTGTTCCTGATGCTGACGGAAAGATTGATATGGGTACTGCACTGCGCTCATGGAAGGGTGGAGAAGCACAACGCTTGGATGGGGATTTAACTTGTCCAAGATGTGGAGGAAAGAACGTATTTAGTCGTGCAAATGCATCAGCAGGTGGTAAAGTACCTGCACCGAGATGCTTTGAATGCGGCTGGAATGGCGTGTATGAACAAGCGGATCAGGTATCGTGGACAGTCTAACTAGGAGCATCACATGGACAAAAATTGGGACAGCCTTTCTTCAATCGTTAACGCTGTAAACAAACAACATGGTTTAGGTACAATCGTCAAAGGAAGTGATACCAGAGGCAAACTTGGTCGTATCACTACAGGTGTCTTGTCATATGACTTGATGCTGGGCGGGGGATGGCCTGTAAACCAGTGGTCTGAAATCATTGGTGATGAATCATCAGGGAAAACTGCTCTTGCATTTAAGACCATTGCAGAGAATCAAAAGTTAAATCCTGACTTTATTGCTGTGTGGGTTGCTGCTGAGGAGTTTGTCCCTGAGTACGCAGAGTCCATTGGTGTTGACTTGGATCGTTTGTATGTTGTTGAAACAAACATCATGGAGCATGCTTACAACTTAGTTATCAACTTGATGGCACAACGAGCAGCAGACATGATTGTTATTGACTCCTTGCCAGCGCTTGTTCCTGGGGATGAGTCGGAGAAGACAATGGACGAATACACCGTAGGTTTAGGTGCTCGCCTTACATCTAAGTTCTTCCGTAAGTCCTCTGAGGCACAGAAGCGGTCTTTGATTGAGGATGAACGAACCTGCACAGGGTTGATGATTAACCAGTGGAGACAAAAGATTGGTGTGATGTGGGGAGACAATCGCACAACACCAGGTGGTTTAGCCAAGAACTTTGCATACTTTTGCCGTGTTGAGGTACGCCGAGATGAATGGTTAAAGGATAAAGACGAAGTAGTTGGGCAGACAATCAAGGCTCGTACACTTAAGAATAAGACATACCGCCCAAACCAATCAGCAGTGATTGATTTCTATTTTGCTCAGACACAAGGATTTGACATAGGAGACTTTGATGTACTTAAAGACACGATCAATATTGGTATCGCTATTGAGGTTATTACTCGTGCTGGGGCTTACTACTCGTTTGGTGAAGGTCGTTGGCAAGGTAAAGAAAAGATGCTTGAAGCGTTCCGACAAGATGTGGGAATGAAGGATCAATTAGTTGCTGCTGTTGAGAAGCATTATGGTGTGGCACGGTGACACCAATTGGTCAAGACCCTGATCGCCATAAGAAAATTCTAAAGAAGTCTGTAAGGCAAGAGAAACGCACAGCAAAAACATACAACGGTTCTCGCAACGCTCGGTCAGGTGCTGGGTGGCTTAGGAAGAATGATGTAAGAAGTCATGACTTTCTTATTGAAAATAAGTTGACAGAGAACATGAAGACGATTACACTCAAGGAAGTGGACTTGCGAGAACTACGGCTAAGGGCCATTGCTGAAGAACGGGTTCCAGTGTTGCAGTTTGATCTTGCTGGTAAAAACTATGTAGTGCTTATTGAAGATGACTTTTTGGAGATGATCAATGACACCAATGCAATATAAAGAGGCGGAGCGCCTTGCTAATAATTACCACAAGAATAGATTAATTGATTTAAAACGTGCTCGGTTTCATTATCATGAAGCCATGAAAGAATTATTAACTGGTAAGCGCTCTGCGTTCGCCAAACAACCAAGTGACAGAACAAAAAGTACAAAGATAGCAAAAAGTATGCAAGTACTACAACGTGCGGGTTTCTTCCACGATGAGTGAGCGTAATGACTATCTAAAGTTGTTGACTATGAATGGTCGTGTTTTGCCCACAGTTGCTATACAGATCCTTAAAGATAGAGATGATCGTGAGAGCACTAGAGACACTGCCCACATTCACCCAAGTGATCTAGCCAAGCGTGATTGGTGTCCTCGTGCCAACTGGTACACCATTAGAGAACAACCTAAAGACCCTGAAACCTTTTCGTTTCAACGCCTTAACATATTTGCTGAAGGACACTACATTCATGCTAAATGGCAAGATTGGTTAAACCATGCTGGAGTTTTAGAAGGTTGGTGGCAGTGTTCTAACACGATATGTAATCACAAATGGGAAGCAATTAGCCCTAAATCTTGCCCAAGTTGTGGTATCCCTTATCCGCTATATCGGGAAGTGCCACTAAGCAATGAAGAGCACATGATTCTTGGGCATGCTGATGGCATTATCAATGATGCTAATGGTCGTGCGCTGATTGAGATTAAGTCAGTTGGTTTAGGAACAGTTAGGTTTGAAGCACCAGACTTGTTTAACTCATACCAAAAAGGAGACATTACCCTAGATGGGTTGTGGAAGAAGATTCGCCAACCATTTCCTAGCCATATCAAACAAGGGTTGCTATACATGTACTGCACAGGTATTCATGAGATGGTGTACCTGTACGAATGGAAGCCTACGCAAGAAGTTAAAGAGTTTGTTGTAGGATTTACTCCCGAACTAGTTCAACCGATGCTTGACAATTGCAAGCGTTTGATGACAGCATTACAAAAAGATATACCGCCAATGAGACCAATGTGGGCAGAGTCCTCATCCTCAACTGGTTGCAAGTTCTGTTCATACAAAAAGACATGTTGGAGGAGTGAAGATGACAATGATGACCCAAACACCAGAGATGGATTTGTTCCTACAAAACTTTCCGTTACCAAAAAAACCAAGCGGTCTGCTACCTGAGTTACCTAGAAACATTGGGGACATTGGTGACTTTGATTTAATGGAGTTGTATACAGACTTCATGGCATGGTTAGTATTCGCCAAAGCACAATTGGTACAGGCTGAGATTACAGAAGAACGTGAGCGTAACATTTTGGAATATCTACAATCCAGCGTATTGATTGAGCAGTGGGGTGACAAAGCCAAAGGTGATTTGGTGACTGTGGCTAAGGCCAAGCGTGATGTTGACCCAAAGATTGTTGATCAGATTGAGATTCACATGCAGAAACGTGCCTACCGTAAGTTGGTAGATACAGTGTTTGATCGCTGTGAGCGTGGTGCTCAGGTTGTTTCTCGTGAGTTGTCACGCCGTATTGGGATGTCAGGCAAAGAAGTTCGTCAACATAGGTTTACGCCATGACCATCTCACTTCTTCAACATCAAGATATTGGGCACATCCCTGCAACACCCTTGGTTCCCGTGTTATCTGCTGAGGTAGCCCCTACAACGCATAAATTACTTTTTGGTATTGCACGTTCTCTTGGTCAACCCGTTGGATATTTGCAAGAACAACAAGGAAGTATCGTTCAGAACATTTTGCCAAACCCAAAGACAGAGTATTCACAAATATCTACATCGTCTAAAGTCAACTTAGACTTACACACTGAGTCATGCTTTCACCCTTATTTACCCGACTATGTTTTGTTGTTGTGCCTACGAGGAGACCCTGCTGCTGCAACCACTTACGCCGACCTTGAAGACATCCTTCCTGATTTAAGCGACAAGTGCATACATGTACTTAAGCAACCTTGGTTTCGTACTTCTGTTGATGAAAGTTTTAGAACTAACGGAGAACCTGATCAGCCAAGAGACCTTGCTGTCCTATACGCACTTGGGGATGGGACTTACCAACTGAAGTATGACAAAGCCGTTATGGTAGGCCTTGGGCAAGATGCTGTGGTGGCTTTGGAAGAGTTAAACAAAGCCATTGAGAAGCACACCAAAGAAGTTATTCTTCAAACAGGTGATCTTCTCATCATTGATAACGCTACAACCGTGCATGGTCGTAAGCCTTTCCAAGCCCGCTATGATGGCACAGACCGTTGGCTACAGCGTGTGCTTGTGCGTAAAAATATGAGGGATGTTCCCCATAAGCATTGCACAACATCAGGGTACTTAATTATTACTGAGTACAAGGAGTAAGGATGCGTCCGCTACTAGAAAGACTTCGTTCAGATTTCCCTAAGAAAGCAGACTGTGTAGAGGCTGCTAACGAACTTGAAAGACTTATGCAGTTACTTAAAGATGCCAAAGTGTCTATTAAGAAAAAAGATGATAAACAAAAAGTAACACTTATGGAAGGTAATAAGTATTACACAATCCTTAGTGCTTTTGCCGAACATGCGGATATGACCACAGATGAAATGGGAGAGTACACGGGGTTAGATCAAACCACACACGGTTGGTGGGTGCTTGTATCACACCTCAAAGATGAAGGATACCTTACTGATCTTTTTAAAAAACGATTAAGCCGTGCTGGTGGTTCACAAAGTGTTTACAAGATTAGTTTTAAAGGTAAGGATGCATTAGAGGAATTAGGCTATGGGAAATAAACATAAAGCCAAAGGTACTTCTTTTGAGACACTTTTAGTCAACTATCTCAAGGAGCAAGGGTTCCCTCACGCACGAAGAACTGCCCTTGCTGGAGAGAATGATGCTGGAGATATTCATGGGGTAGTCCAACGCATTACTTTGGCAGAAGTGGCTATTCAAGCCAAGAACCAAAAGGCTTTTAAACTGAGTGAGTGGCTCAATGACACAGTAAAGCAAGCCAGTAAACTTCATATGGGCGTACCTTTGCTTGTTGTAAAGCGCCCAGGCAAAGGAGCAGCAGCCGTTGGTGACTCTTATGCTGTAATGCGCTTAGAGGATATGCTCTTACTGTTGAAAGAAGCCCATTTCAAGTAGCATGGTATTATAGGGACATAGGTATACCAAACAACAAGGAGTCAATATGTCCCAGGAACTGAATGCTAAAGTTGAAGACGTTCTAAAAGTATCAGGATCAAGCAACCCTCAAAGTGTGGGTTCTATCCTCGCTAGATCGGTAGTTGCAGGTCACTTGCCTAAGATTCGTGCCATCGGCGCAAGTGCTGTAAACCAAGGCGCTAAAGCATGCGCTATTGCTCGTGGTTTTGTCGCCCCTCGTGGTATAGACCTTTGTTTTATTGTGGGATTTGATGATATTATAGGTGAGAACGGAGAGAGCATTTCCGCTATTTCCTTTAAACCAGTTGTGAGGTAGACAGTGGGACGCATCCGTAAACACGCAACCATTATAGACATTACTCCGTACCTTGGTCGTAGTAAGTTCGCTTCTCGTGATGCTGCATATAAGGCTCATCCCGCAGGTGGCGCTCATTCAGATCGTCCATTTGATTGGGAACAAGATGCACCAGAACTTGCCCCAACAGAAGCCGACCCAACACCTCCACATGGCATTATGCGCCCATCTCGCCCCACAGGTAGAGGTAAAATTGTTGTAAACGTGCAACACGATATTGGTGCTAACGGCGCAAGTACTATTGAAGATACTCTTCGCAACGGGTACTAAAAGCAGTATGTCAACAGACCATAGAGGGAATATACTTCCAGACCCATTTGCAAACACCCCTGCACACAAACCGTATTACGACAAACAATCTACATTCTTTGAAGACCGCAAGGCCAAAGAACTTAAGAGTAATGCTGCTATGTCAAAGAAAAAAGAAGTTGCTGCAAAGAAAACAGAAAAAGAAATGTATAAGTACAAGCAAAAGCAACAATTGGCAAATTGGGGTAAAGAAGAGTCTGAGTATGACGATCAAGGCAATATTCTTGGTCCAATGAGTTTACGTGGGATCAAAGGCAATGCATACTAGAGAAATGAATACTGATTACGTATGCCACTAACTCACCGATTAGACGAGATTGACGGTCCTTACCTCAATACTAAAGAGTGGAAAAAAGGTGGTGCTCGCACGTCTACAGGTGGTGGTGGGAAACAACCGCCAAAGAAACCACCAACTAAAACAGGTGGTCTTCCAGATAAACCATTTGACTGGAATAGTGATGCTGAACCAATAGATCCAATGGATCCAAATAACAAGATGAGGTGGAAGTAATGGTCGTTATAAAGAAGAAAGTAAAGAAAGAAAAAGTTGTTAAGAAGGAAAAGCCACGCCCTATCACCGCAGTGGCTGGTTCTGCTGGTGGGTTTGTTACTACTGCTAATCAGGGTATGGCTGGAAACGTCTAGTGGCTGGCTCTTCACAAACCTCCTTTAATAACTGGAGTTCGCCTTCAGAGCCACCTGGCGCTGGATCACAGCCCCAGTTTGGTCCTGCCCCAGTATTCCGTAATAACAAGGATTACCAACTGGCTGGGTATCGTTCTATGCCAGACACAACGTATCCAGACGGATACCTTGGGACAATGTCTTCCAATCGTAGGCAAGACAAAATTACAGGAACACTGAGCCGTTTAAATGCCCGTCAGTATTCTCGTGGTGTGCACAAGGGTGAGCGCATTAACGCAGGTGACTACATTTGGCCCGATGAGTTCAATCTCTGGACAGGCATTGCCTATGAGTCAAGGGGTCAGAAGTTTGCCCCTCCTGGAGCAGCCCCAGTTGTTTTGACTAATGATGGCAAAGTAGGACCTAAAGGTATTCCCCGTGTAGACGAGCGTCAGAATGCTGAATACATTGACGCTGAACGCCGTGCCAAACTCAGTTCTCTTCGCCCTTCTTGGCGTTGATTAACTGGTAAAGTATATACATCTCAATCCTTAGAGGAGAATACTGTGGCTAAGAAAGATCCAAACGAATTCAAGTGGAAACCAGAGGCTACGGCTAAGACATATAAAGATGCCAAAAAAAGGTATTCTGCCAAAATGAACGATAAGGATAGAGCCAAGTTAATGACAGATGTAACGGCTGCTGGTGGAAGTTACAAGGAACTGTCTGACGAAGAAGTAGCAGCAAAAGAAAGTGATAATAAGCCACCAACCCCCAAAGAACTAGGGACTGTGCTAAAAGAAACTGGCAAGAAGCCTAAAGCAGGTAAGAAGCCTAAAGCAGAAGCAATGCCTAAAACGGAAATGAAGCCTAAAGTAGAAGAGAAGCCTACTGCCCCTGCTACTGCACAAGTTCCTCGTAAAGATAGTTCAAAGCAAGTTGTTGACTTGGGTAGGTTTAAGGGCACAAAGAAGATGGATGCTATTACTGATGCAGCCGAAAAAGAAAACCAAGACTATTTGAATTCTGATGAAGGCAAACAAGTTAAAGCAGACTCTGCTGAAGCAAAAGCATTGTGGAACTCCCCCGATGTTCCGACATCTTCTGAAGAAGCAAAGGATCCAGAAGTTTCTGCCCCTATTGCTGATAAGAAGTCTGGTGGAGCATACATCCTAAATACGGACAAGACAGGTAAGTCAGAACCAGTAACTGGTACAAAGAGCCAAGCAAAAGGTACAGCCGCTATGAATCGTATTCGTAGAGACCGTGACAGTGGCTTGCGTGGGTTTGATCCAACAACAGCACCTGAAGGTCGTGGTACACCTGGACCTGAATTCCATGACTGGTCTGATGAAGACGCTGGTATTACCAAGTCAATGCCACCCGCAACAGCAGATAAGTCTGCTAAAGGTGGAATGGGTGCTCGTCTTCGTGGCTTCTTTGGTGGACATGATTCGGCTAAAGGGTCACCTCTACCAACTCCAACTCCTTCAGCAGGACCAACTCCAACTCCTTCAGCAGGACCAACTCCTTCTACATCAACATCATCTCCGATGGCACCTACTTCTTCACGGTCACAACACTTTCAAGGTGGTCATACTGTAAATCAACAAGGTATGGGTGGGCAAAACTTTAATGCTTTCAATGACAATGGTGGCGGTGGTGCACCTCCAGCAGGTGGTGGCAGTGGTTCAATCAATAACAACTATGCCACTATTCAAGCAAACACTGGTGATGGCAACACCTATGGCAATGTTAAAGGCGCAACTATTAACAGTGGTCCAACAGTAGCCAGTACAGCAGGTAGGGCTACATCTGCAAATAAGAATGCAAATGTTCTTTCAACAGGCGGTCCAGCAACACAGACAAGCGCAAAAGCGCAAAACGCTAAAAGTTCTGGTCGCCCAACAACATCTAAGCCAAAGAATCCACGAACGGAGAAGCCATAATGCCTAAAGGTGAAGACACTCGTAATCATCCAAAGCGTGGAGTAAGTCGTTATGCGCTTGACATTGCAAAAATGGCTGCAATGACTAGCCCTAACTACGGTAAAGAGGATTATTGCCCAATGTGTGGAGCAAACGAAGCACATGATCAAAATCCAGAAGCACCAGAACATTGGGGCAATGACAAAACATCTGATGCTGAAGGCGTACAAGGTATGGATTCAGGATTTAGCGAAACAGAAAAGGGTTACTAATGCCTAGAGGTGACGATACCCGACATCATTCAAACCGTAAGGTTACTAAAGAAGCATTAGGTAGCAGGTACGCTGAAATCGGTGTTGGCTTTGGTGATGACCCTCGTGTTCAAAAGGTTGCAAAACCAAGAATAACTGCTAAACCAAAAGGCTCATCTGACTACACACCTCCAAAAGGCCGTTCGGATCTTCCACGTTTGTCAGGAGTACTTGCAGGGCATCTTAATTCTGCTTTAGATGAGTATGAAGAGGGCGTACATTACGATGAATACGGAACAACAGAACCTGAGCACCAAGCGGAACAAGACTTTCGTGATAGTTACTCTATTGCATCACCTTTGCGTCAAAATGGTTTTGATCTTGAACGTGTTTCAGAATATGAAGCGCAAGATATGCTTAACCATTACCGCAAACAACGGGATAAGGGACAAGATCAACCGTTTTCTCGTGGAGATATTAAAGACGCATATCGTAACCGTTCAGAGTACTAATGGCTAACGGAGAACGTACAGAGTTTCACCCTAATCGCAGGGTAGATATGTATGCCTATAAAGATAAGTTTGACGCAGCGTTGGGTAAACACATGCAAGGTGACTCATCTGATTACGAGGCTCATCTTAAATCAGAGGGCTTTTTGACTCCTAGTGGTAAAACTACTGGAGCAGGGCGCATGAACCCAATGGCGAGAACAGAACTTAATTGGGATAAATAGTGCCCGTAGACAACTTTCGCACTCGTAGACCTTGGCAATCTCGTGAAGAGATGCTGGTTGACATTGCCCTAGATTCTGCTATTTCTGATCCTGCAACTATTCGTGCAATTCGCCCCACAGTTCCTCAGCAACTAATGCCTGAGCGTAGAGGGTTTGTTAAGCAAGAACTTGGTGTGGCAGATGTGCTGTCAATTGATCGTTTTAGCCCTAATTATCGTTCATGGGTATCAGGTGCTCCAGTCATGATGCAACGAGCACAAATGACAGATGATCAGTTCAGTGGATCAGGGCGATATTCTATGCAAAGTCTTTGGGTATAATAGGTTATGCCTGAAAATAGATTTGGTGGAGTCAGCCAACAGCCGTTGTATAACGCTACGGGAAGACTTAATCGTGGAGAAGCGCCCCAAGCACCACAATTTCAAGCACCATCAGCAGGTGTGAGCAAGAACTTTGGGGCTTCTGATATGCCAAACAACGCACAGGGGTCAGGTACTGGTTTGGGCGCAAACATGATGAACCAAATTGGTTGGCAGAATGGCTGGCAGGTATCAGCAAGAGGAATGCGCCCTCGTGGTCGTGGAGGCTGGTTAAAAGGTAGAGGTTCTAAAGGTGGAGTTTCTGGTAATGCAGCAGGCCCTGCTGATAGTGGCGGTGGTGGAAATATTGACAACAGTATTCACATTGGAGATTTTACGGGGTTCGGTGCTGACTCTGGCATGAAGGTAAACCAACAAGGTATGGGTGGACAAAACCTTAATGCTTACAACCCCAGCGGTAATGAACCTGCAACGCAAGGTCAACAAGGTGCAAAACCTAAAACACCACGCACTGATGAGCAAAGAGCACAAAGAACGGCTAGAGACCAGCAAACTAGATCAGGTGCACGAACTCCAGTTGCTCGTGGACCAAGACAAAAGCCTGCTGTAGCAGGTGCTGCAACTTATAGTGGCAATACTAGCGCCCCTACCATTCAAGCAAATAATACAGATGCTCGCTCATCATCACAGACCATTAACGCTGGAGCAAGTACACCACCAGCAACACAGCAAGGCCCAGGTCAGCCAGGTGCACCAGCGATTTCATTTGGTTCAGTTACTGGAGCATCTCTTGGCAAGCCTGCTAAAATTGGTTCAACTAAGGTTGGAAAGAATTAAATTATGGAAAATTGGAATCATACATATTTAGGTCTAGGTATTGGTCATGGTCATACTGACGATGGTATGACAGGGGTTGTAACTAAAGAAGGCAAGCATTTTCATACTTTCCGTGGAGAGACTGCCCACACAGACGCATGGCGCATGGCGAATGATATGCACGGAAAAGCCCGTAGAGCACTCCCAGACAACATGGTTGATTCTGGTGGTAAGCATATTTATGATGATGTGCAGCATCAAGGTTCGTGGTACCGCCGACTTACTGGCGATGAACACTATTCCCATATGGGCGATTAAGGTGGTAAAATAGATCATGGCTGTAAACTCATCTCGTTCCCAAAACAATGACCTTCGCCTAGGTATTACCGATGGCGCATTTAAGAATCTCACCCCAGATCGTGGTGGTGTAGTGGAGTCTGGACCTTCTATGAAGCGTCAAATGGTGCTTCAATCCCAGTACGGTGTTTCCCCAAAAAGCCCTATGGCTGAGGTTTCTGACCCAACAATAAGTCTGTAATGCCTGACGCAAAAATCTATAGTTTTGAGAAGGCGCAAAAAGCAAGAAACAAGCGCATGGCGATGCGTGGCGAGCGCCAGCAATTCCACCCTAGCAGTGCTAATATCATGGACCAAGCAAGAGAGTTTCTAGACGCATTGGGTATTCATGATGATACTTGGGATGACGAAAAAGAGTAGACTACCAAGGTAGTAAGTTCACAAGAAAGTAGTACAACATGCCAAGACTATTAGTTTGTAATTCATGCGGGACAATGCACAAAATGCGGGACTATGACGGTAACGCAGATAATGACATGGAGTTACAAGAGATTATCAAGATGCACCTAGGTCGTGCTCAAGATCCTTCACCTGAATCGCATATGTCTCAGATATACCGATGCGATCAAGCAACCTATGATGCATTAGATGGTGAAACAGGCATTAAAAAAGAATTGATGAAGAATGAGATTGAAGTTCGTGAAGTTCGTGACGATCTTAAAGTAGAAGCACTTAAGTGTTTCCAACGACATGGTGCACCTAAAGGTAGTTGCATTGACTGGGAAGATGAGTCTAAGACCATTGGTCGTAAAGTTGGTGTTCCAAAAGCCAATCGTCAGTACCTTTGCCATTATTGCCCAGTAGGTTCAGGGTATGTTGCTCATAAAGAGCGCACACAAATGGGTATGTACGACTAGTGCTCGTAGTCACCTTTGACGTTTTAGCCTACGCACCAACTGATAAGGCAATGGTTCCAGGCGCAAGACAACCAATACCTGATGGTCAAAAATTGTACGAAGCCTTGTACGCAAGGTATCACGGAAGAATGATTATTCTTGGTGGTAATGACATTGATCCTGAAATGTTAAACGCTTGGGCTAAACGAGAAGGCTATAAGTTTGCACTTGCAGATACGGTGAAAGGAAAAGGACCAACAGCCTTCCGTGACCGTGTTCGTGACTTGAACGCAGTCTACGGAAAGATTGATTGGTTTGTGGATACCAATCCTGAGACTGTCACGCTTGTAATGCAGGATGCTATTCCCAGCATTTTAGTTTGTTTGCCTAACTTTGTTCGCCCAGAATGGCGAGATAATAAGCCCAAAGAGCGCCAGATATGGAGTGATCTAGCACATGAAATTGATGTACAGTCTCTCTACAAAGACGTAGGAGCCTCTGAATGAAAGTTTACTTTGCCAATGCTGAAAAGGCATCCCACAGGTCATTGCTTCAGGCATCAGGTGTCACGCAATACGCAGTGAATCTCACCCATTTGCCAATTCCTAAGAAAAAAGAACTTGATTTGTCTGTAATGTTCCCTGCTGGGGACATCGTTCTGTACACCTCGGAGACTGATGAGGATGTCAGTCGCTATGACGATTTTGTCAGACAGCACTACGAAAACATTGCAATGGTCATAGGAAGACCCGATTATGACGGTACTTGGCTAGGTGAACGCTATATTCCTGTATGGAATGACCCAGACGATATGGAACGACTTGCGTGGTTATGCCAGAAGAATGGCAGAGCAGCAATCAGCGACAAAGCAGTTAATGGCAAAACAATATCCCGCATTAGAAACCTAGTCCAAAGGTGGGATGCCAAATTGATTGGGTTGTCGTCCAAGCCCGATGTTATTGCTTCACTGCCTTGGGATTCAGTAATTGTGGGTTCTTGGACATCTGCCGTTCGTTATGGCGAGACTCAGGTTTGGGATGGTCATGGGCTACGCCGATACCCAGCACAACAGAAAGATTCCGCCCGAAAGAAGCACCGAAACGACATCATTAAACTAGGTATTGACTACGATGCCATTGTTCAAGATGATAACTCTGAGGTAGCAAGGCTTGCAATCGTGTCTTGGCAAGCATGGGAAAAGACAACTTTTGGGGTCTATGAGCCTCAAGAACTTGATGATGAGCAAGAAATTGGTCTATCAGAAAGTGTCACGGATAGTAACTATCCCAGCAATGTGCCTTCCGTTCCAAATGTGGCTCCTAGGGGGTCAAGTATTAGTATCCGAGGTGCTGAGATGCGGCACGAGGATGACAAAGTATTACTACCTGTCATTGGTATTGAGCAATTCACTCCACAACTCGCTCAAACCCTTGCTGGTGATGAAGAATCTGAAGAATTAGGCGTTGAAAAGATACCAGTAATTTCGTATAAAGGCAACCTTTTACGTCAATGCAATAGTTGCTATCTCAGCGCTCGTTGCCCTGCTTTCCGACAAGATTCTGAGTGTGGCTTTAAGTTGCCTGTAGAGATTAAAACTAAGGATCAGTTACAAGCCGCATTGAGGGCAATGTTGGAGATGCAAGTGAGTCGTGTTTTGTTCGCTCGCTTCGCTGAAGAACTAGAAGGTCAAGGTCTTGACCCAGCACTTTCAGGAGAAGTAGACAGGCTCTTTAACCTTGTTGAGAAGTTTAGGAACATAAGTGATACACGGGATATGGTTCGCTTAGAAGTAGAGGCTCGTGGAAGCAGTGGAGTGTTGAGTCGCTTGTTTGGGCAGAGTGCTGGGGATGTCACTAGGCAGTTGTCAAGTGGGGGATTAAACGCCCATCAAGCCAATACCATGTACCAAGATGTCCTAGATCTTTCGGATGATGCTTGACAAGACCATTCATAGGATGTACGCTGGTATATAACCTATGAAATGAGGTTTTATGGAATCATTTGAGTTTGCAGTAATTCAAGATCTTCAAGTCTCTCTCGCTAGGGCGTATGACGATAAGCAGGCACTACGCCAACTGGTTGATTCATTTGCTAAGAAACTGGCTAATGCTGAAAGCATTATCAAAGCAGCAAATAGTTATTGCCAAGCCTTAGAGAATGATGACGAGAATCCTGACGATGTTTTAGGGGTTCTTCACCAAGCCGTGTACCACTGGAATACCACAACTAAATAGTTGTAGTAGGGTTGGATAAATTAGTCCAACATCAGGAGTACAACATGAGATTTATAGTGCTATTTGCCCTTGCTTGCTTTTACTTCCTCTCACGATCTAGTATGAACAGATACTAATAGTGAGAGGATTTCATTTGCGTAACTACTCGGAAGACATATTAGAAGAGGGTGCAAACAAGGAGTTTTTAAGGACTCTTGCTCACCTGGTTTTGCCCCACGTTTACATAGCAGGGCCATATGTACACGAAGACTTTGAGGATAACTGTAATGATGCTATAGACATAGCAGAAGAATTGTACACATCGGGTATTTGTCTCCCGATTATTCCTAATCTTACATACCACTGGCAAAAGAGACATCAGCACAGTGTTGGTCATTGGAATGAATACTGCTTTCAGATACTAAAGCGTTGTGATGCTGTTCTAGTTCATGATTCCGAAAGTTCGCTTGGAACTATTGATGAGGTACTTGAAGCAGAAAGATTGGGCATCCCAGTCTTTTACATGATGGACGATCTTAGTGCTTGGGTAGAAACAGGAGATGAAGAATGAACCAATACGGAAATCCAATGTTCTTCCAAATCCTAGATGAGTTGCGAGAACTACATAGCAAAAAAGGAAAAGATTACGGCACTGCTGAAGATCCTCTCGCAAATGTTCGTGCATCTGCTGATTGGGGTGTCCCTAGTTGGATTGGGACTCTTATTAGAGCAAACGATAAAGTAATCCGATTGCAAAGCGCTGCTAAAGGTAGCAAACTAGTAAACGAAGGTATAGAGGACTCTTTAATAGATCTTGCGTCATACGCAATTATTGCTCTTGCGTTATACCGTGAGACTAACGCATGAAGACTACTCCCGAATGGATGCAGGATTCGTTGTGCAACAAACTAGCAGGAGACATATGGTTCCCACCTTTTGATTCCCCACATCCCGAACAGTATTACGCCATCGCTAAAACTATCTGTAATGTATGCCCAGTTTGGCAAGAATGTTTAGACATAGGCATCAAAGAAGTTTATGGAGTGTGGGGTGGGCTTTCTCCACAAGACAGAACACCACTTCAGAAATCTGCTCGTGTATCTAATCTTGCAGTGCATGGCACAGTAGTGAGATACAGACAAGGTTGCACTTGCACTCTGTGTGTTGATGCAAACTTAGAAAGAAAAAAAGATATTGATATTAGCGTAATACCCAATAGCAGTAACGATCTTGGCGATCTAAAAACTCTGCTCCAAAGGTTGCTAGAAGAGTAATTTAGGGTAAACTAGAGGTGTTCCCAATAGGAGCAGCCGCCCCAGTAATGGGGCTTTTTTATTACCCGAACAAAGGATGATGAATGATCAAACTTACGGCGATACTTAGTGCCCTACTCGCAAATCTTGGAATAGCAACCGTACTATCAGTAGCACCAGCAGTTTCCTCAAACGAAAAACCCGAAGTAAAAGTAAGCACCCCGATTGTGGATCAAAGGGATAAAGTCGCTCCCGTTGTGTTCCGTCATGGGGATATTAGTTGGCTCCCACAACTTGCTGCCGAAGCAGGATGGCCTCCAAAAACGTGGAAGAAACTGGGTCAGATTATTCTCCGAGAATCAGGTGGATGTCCGAACAGAAGAGGTGGTGACATTGTAGATAAAGCCTGTAATGTCACAGGAGTAATTGATTACACGCACCGTTCCGATAGTGGGCTTCTCCAAATTAATGGAGTGAACTACGACTTGTCTCGCAACAAGTGGGCAGTTGTTTGTACTGTCTTAGGTATTTGCACCCAAGAACCTCTACTGATTGCTCAAAATAATCTCCGTGCTGGTAAAGCACTCTTTGATGTGGCAGGATGGGATCCTTGGACTCCACAAAATTAAGGATTAGATAATGTCTCCCAAAACCGATTACTCCTGCCCACATTGCTCAGAGCAACTAACAGTCTTTTTGAGGCTGTCTGATAGCCCTACGCATCACTGCGCCACAAAGAATAAAACGCTCCCGTTATACACGGACTCGGAAATAAAGAATCTTCAAGAATAGGGTTGTCAAAACTGTTCTGACCCACTAATGTGTTGCTTCTACCAAAGGAGCAACATATGTCATATGAGAACATCAGACCTCTCGCAGACACTTGGGTAAACCAAGTTGTTAGCGAAGGAACACTCCGTAATGAGGATTTGGCAAAAGCCTTTCTTTCAGTAATCGGGGAGCACGATCACAAAATTAAAGATGCGATTTTGGACGAATGGGAAGATGTGTTGTTTAACATCATCAATCCAAAATCGGATCGGGATTATGAGCAAGAGTCATTTCTTCTTGAGCACCTGTTCAATGTGATGGATGCAATCGCTCCCGAAGGATGCAGTTTCGGAGCATCAGATTCAGACGGAGCATCATTTGGATTTTGGCAAGTAGAGGAAGCACAATGATTGACTATTACAAAAGTATTCCTGAAGAACACCAAGACTTTGTAGAAGTTCCTGCTGATCAAAGTGCAGTAGGAAAATACACATTCAAGATTGTCTCTGAGATGGAGCACAGTCGTGGCGTAAGTTGGGTTGGAAAGATCGCTAAAGCAAAAACAAAAGTAGTCGTTTGTACGGTAGAGAACTCAGGTACTGGTGGTTGCAATCACTACTCACCAAGTGACGATGCACTGTACGCAAAGTTTGTCCAAGACGCACAAAAGACCTACCCTGAGTCGTTTGAGGCAGAAGACTCATTTGTCCAGTTATTGGATGTATTGAGCATGGTGACTGCATGAGTGAAACGCTCGTAGAAGGTACAAACAATTTCAAGGAAGTCTTGCGTGAAGATCCCAAATGGATGAAGCGTGGTGCTTGCTACGGAACTAGCGTCAATAACTTTTTTATTGAGCGTGGTGACAGTGGTGAGTATCGTGGAGTGATTGCAAACTTCTGTAATGTCTGCGTTGTAAAGACCAGTTGCCTGAATTATGCCCTTGATAATTATGTGTCGGGCATTTGGGGTGGCACTACAGATCGTGCACGACAAAAGATTCGGAGAGAACAACGCAAATGACCATCGTTCATACATTGGGTTGGGAAGATCCAGTAACTAAAACTAAATATGACATCACTATTGGATTAAAGAAGATGGCAGATCATCTTGTGTTTAGTTCTGTTCTCATTGAATCATTGGACGGCACACCGATTACTGTAGAAACTTATCGCAGAGTTCCTATCGTGCAGTTTGTGCAAGTGGCACGAGAAAGAGTGTTAGAAAAGCCAACGCTTACTACTGAGCACTCAGGAGCACATCGTGGTTCTGCACTGTCAGAAGATGTGTTGCGAGAAGTTGCCCGAATCTACAAAGAGTCCTGCAACTACGGAATCCCACCGATACCAAGTATTGCTAAAGCGTTCAACATCTCTAAGAGCACATCAGCCAAGAGGGTGATGAGTGCAAGAGAGCATGGATTCTTGAATAAAGCCGTTCGTGGTAAGGCTGGAGAAAAATTAAAATAAAAAGGTTGTAATGGTCACTGCTTGCCAGTACCATTCCAAACACAAACCAAACAAAGGAGCAAGTCATGGGATTAGATCAGTACCTGAGAGCAAAGAAATACACATCGGAAAGTGGTCTTTACAACACCGAAGAAGAGTTCAGCCAACTTAAAGATGCACTTGGTGATGCTTCCAAGTTTCTTTACAAGAACCATCCAAGCATTTCAGTTGAAATGTTAGTTGGGCAATGGCGCAAGTCAAACCACATTCACCAATACTTTGTAGACAACTGTCAGGGTGGCGAAGATGACTGCCGTGAGAGTTTTGTGGACAGAGACAAACTTGGAGAACTGCTTCATTTGTGCAAGCAAGTTATTGCTGATCACTCAAAAGCAGATGAGTTGCTTCCCTGCCAAGAAGGTTTCTTCTTTGGCTCAACAGATTATGACGAGTGGTACTTCCAAGACCTTGCCGACACTGTTGATATTTTGGAGACTTGTCTTGCAATGGAAGATCGCTGGGATTTCTACTACCAGTCATCTTGGTAGAAACTAATTATGACTGACAACACAGACTTGAGCCAACGCTCTTACAGTTGGGGAGAAATGGCAGACTTAACACATGAAACACAAGTAGCGATATTTAACTGGTGTTCATGCGAAGACAATGAAGGTAATGAGAATCCATACTTAGATTGCCCAGTAAAGGAGAAAGCATGAAAGTATCAGAAGCGATTGAAATGTTGCAAACATACAAACCTGACGAAGAGATTTGCATCTCATGGTGGTGCAAAGACTTATTCAATGATGGTGAAGACAATCCAATTTCAGATGAAGCATGGGAAAACGCTGTCGGAGAGTTTGACAATGAAGAGGGATACCAGCACATCAACAGCAATGTGTGGGAATTGCTCCACGATTCCATTCTTGGCATTGAGTCAGGAACATCAGCATGATCACATATTATTGTAATGTCACCGTTCCAGCGACATTCAGAATCCTCATTGAGAGCGTCATTGAACTTAGTGAGGACGCAGTAAACCAACTTGCAATCACCGAGTTTGTAGAACGGCAAGGATGGGAAGGAAGTGTTTGGGATTACGATGCTTCCAAGTTGCGCTCAGTAGTCGTAGACGAGTTTGAGACTCCTAAATGATTAAAGAAGTAGAACTTCATTACACAGCGAACACACTCGTGGAACTTTCACGATCTTTATGGGGCGACAATTCCACAGAGTTTCTAGCAGGTGCGCTACAGAGCGTTATCACGGAAAAACAAATGAAAGCCCTAATTAACAACCTGCATAGCCGAGTAAAGTTGATGCAAAAACTTAAGGAGACAGACAATGATTAAAGTATTTGATGATGACATCACTTATTTAGAGTGGTGCAAACTGTTAAAGAAAGACCCAAAGGATGATGAAAGCATGATTTCATGGAGCGAAATGCAGAACAACAAATGAGCACGAAACTTGATCCAGTTGATGAGTGGTCAGAGAAATACAAGCCAGTAACAAACCACATCACCAAAGACGCAAGTTGGAATGGAACTCTGTTTGAGACATATGCTCCTGACATTGTTTATGTTGTTCAGATGGCTAACTCTGAGCCAGACAAAGTCTGGACATGGGTTGATGGTGATGATGGAACATACATTGTCAATGGATACCAAATGGTAAATCGGATCGGATATTTCATTACAGAGTTGCCATTTGAGAATGATCCTGCATATGATCCCTATGTGGAAATTGAAGTGGACAAGTACGAAGATTTCAGTGACTGGCAAGAAGAAAACTATGTGGACTCGGTTTACCGTTCTATCTAAAGGAGAAAGTAATGGCTCGTAAGAAACTTAATGAGGCAATCGGGGCAGACATGACTGCATTGTGGTTATTTGCTCAAGGTTATTTGTCAGCATTAACTAATAACAATGAACGCTTTTATTCGGATCATGATGAGTGGTATTACCCTGACAAAGAGTTTAGGAAATACGCACTCAACTTCTACATCTATGGCACGAAATACTTGACAGCCTTTGCTTACCCAGTTGATTCTGACACCAACGACATTCTCACTGACAAGGGATTTGAGTTGGGCAAGGTCAGAGTAAAACTTTACAGAGATGAGGAATAACAGACGATGAAAACTACTGGAGACATTAACTTCACAAATAACTCTGTAATGTCCTTGCCAATGGTCACTTGGAATGTCGCTCCGAACCTTGATCAGAAGGGAGCAGAGTGGTATGTCGGCTTGGAAAACAAAACTGTTGCTTATGCATACACAATGCTTCATAGTTGTGTAGTCCGAGTAGCAGGAAATCTCAGAATTGAGGTTCTTGGAAAGTACCCTGCTCGTAGTGAGTTGGTCAATGAGACTCAACTATGGCAGTGGGGTATTACTACTGACGCTCAGTTAGATGAGTTGGTATTAGAAAAGAAGAAGTTTAAGTATCTTGAAAATCCATACTTTGAGATAGTTGATCCGATGAACCAAAACTTTGTAATGGGTGCATCACATAACATATTCACTGCTGTGCAAACTGCAATTACACTCTTATGCGAGGCGAGATAATGACTACAAATGAAATGACCTACGAAGAGTTTCTTGCGAAGGTGTTAGCGAACCATGAAAAGTTAGGGAATGAATGGAGATATGGGCAGACATTCTTTAACACAATGTCAGCACACAGACCCGATATTGCAGAGATGTTGCGTGGCTCGCTCCACGATCCGTTCCACAAAGAAGTCATCAGTCAAGACACACATAACTTTATTAGTGTTCGCTGGTAGTTCTTAAAGTTTGATCCACATCACTAGATGTTGTGGATGCAAAGCACAAACCTACTTTGGTTGGTAGGTATAGCCCCACACCTATTTATCCTTTCAGGGTGTGGGGCTTTTGTGTTCCTAAATAAAGTTTGGAAAAAGGTTGCAATGTCCATTCCGATCTGATTAAATGAGATTATGACAAACGAACCACCACAACAGCCTGAAGGGCATGAATCAAAATGCCCATGCACTGACTGCAACACATGGGCTTACGCATTACTTGACTGGGAAGAAGCCAATGGGATCTCTTAAAGACGAGTTTCCAAATACTCCGTTGATCGCTCTTGTGCAATCAGGTAGACATGATCGGTACTTTGGAGCATTTGCGAATGGTGCTGAGGCACAAGCGTGGTTTGACGAGCAACCAAACAATGTTGCTGTTCAATTCATTCCATTGCGCTCACCCCACATTGTTCGCACATATGATGACTTTTATAATCCTGCAAAGGACTATGATGAAGCAGAGTTCAACCATCAACAACCAACAGCAAAGGAAAAACCTGTAATGTCTGAACACAAAACAGCACTTGGAGCGCACTGCATCATTCAGTGGTACGACTCAGGAATTATGGAAGAGCAATACATTTCATTTGGAGAATACGACTCTGAGATCAGTGAAGACTTTGATTCGTTTGGACAACGAGATGACAAGATCTTCTTCTACTGCGAAGATGGTGAAGAGCAACTGAAAAGAATGATGACAGGTATGCCACCTACTGAAGACTTTGTTGTCAAATCATATGGATTGGAACACACATATGAAACGATTATCAAATGGGGTACAAAATGATCAATCATCGTGGTGGTACTCATCAACTCATTGTTCGGATGTCTTCTGACTGCCAGCCAGCAGATTCACCACACATCAAAGCCTTGATTGGTTCACTTGTAGACATTCATACATACACAAATGATTTCTACTCGTGTTATGTTGAAGCAGTTACCCAGTCTGCTACTGACTCAGATGATGACATGATTACAGTGACCACCGACTACGAGATGGATGAGCATCTTGAAGGTGTCACTATTCCATTCAAGAACATTGAACAAATCACTTATCTTTAGGAGAACTTATGAAAACGTACATTGCTACAGCAACTTGGAAAGTAAAGCGAGCCAACACTCAAATGTCTCGCCATGTCTTGGTTGAGTCCGAAGATACTGACGGAGCAAAACTGGCTGGGAAATTGGCTCTGTCATCATTCATCACACGCAATAAGGCTGTAATGTCCATTGAAGAGGTGGCATCATGACTTACTACATCGTAAGAGTCTCCCAAAATATTGAGCACTCATTCTTGGTTGAAGCAGAATCAGAAGATCTCGCAATGATCAGTTGGGGCAATCAAGGGCAACCAACATTTAGTGATGATGCAGGTTTTGATGTTGCATGGGATGCAGAAGTAATGTCTGACAGTGATGCACAAGACTGGATCACAAAATACAAGCACGAACAGGAGACTACAAATGCGAGGTAACTACGGATTTCCCTTACGGATCATTCCAAAGAGATTGATTGATTGGTTGATGCAGTGCGAGGTGCTTGGTTATTACACCGATTCTGATTCAGGAGCATTAGAAGACAGATGGGTATGTCTTGACTGCGCCCACACACTTGAGTCATTTGATAAAGATTTTACATTTGAGATGGACACTGATCTGTTCCCCGATGGGGTTACTTGTGACGAGTGCTTTGATACATCATTGCCACGCTTCTACACTCTCAAATGCTTACTCGGACTGGCTGGCGCAGTATGACAACAATGCTAATTACCTCACTCATTCTGACCATTTTCTTTTTTTGGCTCATGTGGGAGTAATTGTCCAAATAAGTCTGTAATGTATTTATTCCAAACCAACAAAAGGAGCAAGTAATGACATCCGAAGACTATTCCGAGAAATACAACAAAGTGTTCAAGCAGTTTGTGGACGAAGTGTTGAGCAGTGGAAGAACAGATCTTATTGTGAAATCAGATCCAAGAAATAACGAATTGGAAATCGGCACGATTCTTCACAACGGCGCAGTAGTGATTGCTTGCACCAAAAAGACAAATCGTGTTGTTGGTGACACACTCGCATCGTGGATTACAATCTGCATGAAAGATGCAAATGATCGTGATCCGTATGCAGTGTGGGCAGTTGTTGCAGGAGAGAAAGATTTCTCTGCTAGCACTGGCGATTACTCAGACAACATCATTGATGCAGTAGACGATTACACACGCAGAGGGGGCAAGTAATGGCTACGCAAACAGACAAAGTAATTGTTGATGTAGACAACGGAACATTCATGCACATTGAACAATTAGTTCTTGTTGATCTCAATGAATTGACTGAGGAGCAACAAGAGTCATTCCGTGAAGGTGACGATGATGCGATTGCAGAAATTGCTGATGATGAAGGAAACTCTGTAATGTCCATTCTCAAAGGATGTGGTTACGGCGATCTGAACTATCTCAACTGCATCGCATTTAGCCCCAACGCAATCAGGGATGAAATCCACTCCAACATTGAGATGTACGCAGACTCATATGAGACTCAGAAAATCCTGCTCAATCTCAGCACCGAGAAACTTCAATCATTTGCCGACTCCGTAAACAGCGACTGGATGTGGGATCGGTTCGTTGATGAGATGCGAGTAAATGTTGCTAGAGTGTTGAATGAAGCAAGTAAGTAACAAACCAACCAACGAAAGGTAAGAACAAAATGTTAAAGACAGATGAGCCAAAGTATCCAAACATCACCATTGATTTGGTGGGTGAAGATGGAAATGCATTTGCAATCATGGCACGATGCACTCAGGCACTCAAGCGAAACGGACTGAGTGATCAGGTTCAAGCATTTCGCTCCGAAGCAACATCAGGTGACTACGACAATGTTCTCATGACAGTGATGTCATGGTTCTCAGTTGATGCAATGGACATTGATGCAATGGACACAGATGATGAAGAGGACGATGACTACGAAGGTGATTGCTCAATGTGCGAAGAGTCGCTTGAGGATTGTGAGTGTGAGGACTAATGAAAACCACAGTGATTATTAACGGTGAAGAATTGCGTACCAAGTTGGAAGAACTTATTCCAACTGCCAGCCTTGATGAGGACAACGATGGTCAAGTAATTATTTACACTGGACTCGCACAAACTAAAAACGGTAACTATTACGAAATGAAATAAAACTCTGTAATGTATTGTCAAAGCGATTCCAAAGTTAGATCCGAAATAACCAAACCAAAGGAGCAATGAATGAGCACAGCAATGGAAACTCTGAAATACTTGAGCAATTCAAGTATGTTCGGAAGAGAAAAGGCAGAAGCAAAGAAGTCAAGTTTCTACAGCGTGAGTGGAGAATCAACGACACTCATCATGGAACATGGTGACATCTACGAGATGTTGGAAAATCCACTTACATCAGCAGTGGCAATCGCATCAGACAGTGTCATCGTCACGACTTGTGGCTGGGCTTCTCCAAACAATGTTGGTGAGCAAATGATTCCACCATCAATGCACCCTGAGCGCAGGCGAGTGTTGGTAGTTATTTGTGCCAACGCAACAGAAACAGCAAGTGCTGTTCGCTTCTCTGATGACTGGGAGAATCCAGTTTATGATGAAGGCGAAGCAGTAGGTTTTCTCAATGATGCGATCAGGTCGTTGTTCGCTTAGAAAAGTCTGTAATGTCCTGAGTTCATCAAAAGACAAGCATGAGATCCCCAGTCCAAGTGGCTGGGGATCTTGTGTTATATGGCTCAAATCTTTATTGTTTGAGTAAGTTGCAATAACAGCGTGGGCATGGTTATGATGTTCTTCTACAACCAAAAGACCTACGGGTCGGAAAGAATAAAGGTAACAATCATGAGTGCAGAGACCAGCAAGTGGCTCAACACAATGACCTTAATCGGCAATGTGTTGAAGCGTGGCAAGGCATGGCATTGGCGAGCAGAAGATCAGGGCGATGAGCCAAACTCTTACGATGGATTCATTCCAGTGGAAGATGTTCGGCGCAGACTGTTCAACTTTGAGGCAGTGTCTCGTCCAGTGTTCCAGCAGACCGAAGAGGGCTACTACCGTCAGATTGAAAACACACAAGCAATCGTTCACGGAAAAGATGGCAATGTGTTCGGCGTGGTGTCGGATCGTTATCAGATCCACCAGTACGGCGAAGTGTTGTTGGACAACTTGAATCAAATCATTGACTCATCAGAACTCGGAATTGACTCAGCAGGACTTCTCACAAAGTCGGCTCGTGGTTGGGTTCAGATCTCAGTTCCTGATTCAGTGACATCATCAGCAGGGTTTGAGTTTCGCCCAACACTTCTCGCAACAACATCGCATGATGGAAAGAATCAAACCATCATCAAGCGTGTGATGCAGGCAGTGGTTTGCGACAACACACTTGCAATGGCACTTGGCGAGCAAGGTCAGCAGATCAAGTTCCGTCACAGTGGAAACTCAATGGGAGATCTCACATCGGTTCGCAATGCTTTGGACATCGTGTTCAAGACATCGGACGATATGTTGCTCGCACTTGAGAAGTTGAGTGCATGGGCAGTCACTGACAACCAGTTCACAGCATTGGTGGAAGATCTCTTCCCAATCAACTTGGCAGAAATCATCACGACTGATGAGGCTGGCAAGATGATCACAGTGAAGACATCAACACCTGACACTCGCTCTGCTGGCAAGCAGAATCCGAAGCGTGACTTGCTGGAGAACTTGTGGCGTGATGATGCACGAGTGACCCCTTGGAAGAACACAGCACTTGGTGTTGTCCAAGCCACAACCACCTTCCACCAACACTTCAGTGGTGGCGATAAGAATCGCTACAACAGGAACTACTCAAGGCTCTTGAGCAATCAGCAAGCCGATTACGACAAGATGGTGTTGGAAAGGCTCACCGAAGTTTGCGCCTGATTCCCCCATCAGAAGCAAGTAGAAGAGCCTCAGCCGAAAGGCTGGGGCTTTTCTGTATCTCAAATGTTTGTAATGTCCTTGCAAAGCCATTCCGAAGTGATAACTTTGAGTTTGTAAACCAACCGAAAGGAACTGAAATGAAAATCAAAATGTGTCCTCTTTGCTCCGAGCCAATTCCAAATCGGCTTCATGCTGGAGAATATTGTGGAGCACTTTCACGCCGAGACAATAAGACCGAGATCTGCTCCGAGTGTGGAGTGATGGAAGCGATGGAAGATCTTAACAACACACCACAGCGATACACATGGACAGAAACATCACAATTCACTGACGAACTTGTCAAAGGTGTTCTGCTCTCCGAGTTCGCTGGTGAAGGTGGCTGGAAGAATGTCGGCATTGACAACGATTACTCAGCGATCTGTCATCCGATTGGTTTCACAGAATGTTTCATGGAAGTGGAACAGTACGACATGAGTCTTTCAACAGTTGATCGTGTTGCCAAAGATGGAATCTTCACACGCTTGTCACGCCGTGACATTGTGAATGGAGTGAAGTGGACAGCGATTGCAGATGGACAGGTTCGCTTGGCATGGCGTGATGGTGTGCGATTTGGTCAGTTTTTCTTCACTGCTGAAATGGGAAGTGCAATCATGGAGATGGCAGTCAAAATCGCAACCGAAGATGGTGATGATGGTGACACTCGTGGTGCTGAATTGAGTGCCTTGCACCAGTCAGAGGATGCTCACAGTTAGTAAAAGTCTGTAATGGTCTCAATGATCCCTCAGCCCCATGATCGGGGGTTGGGGGATTATTGTTATTTACGCCCCAAATTGAGTAGTTGTATTTCCATTGTCATCGGACATACACTTGAGCCATCAACCAAACCAAAGGACGGTAGTCATGTCAGAAAATCCAATGTCAGAAAAGCAGTTGAACTTTGCAGTGAATCTTGTAATTGAGCGAGCAGGTTTGTTGGGCATTGATCCAACACCGACATCGGCAAGCGAGTTCATCTTTGCGAAGCAAGCCAACTACTCATCGGCTGATGCATCACAGTTGATCAATATGTTGCTTGCAGTCAAAGTCACCAAGCAAGCCGATCCGAAAACTGAATCGGCTCTCAACACTGCTGGCATCGTAAATCCATTGCGAGTGATTCCAAATCGTTTCGCAAAGCCATGTCAAGTTTGTGGACACGATGTCGCTTCAGCAACTGGCTTGGCTTGCCAACTCAGCAACTCAAAGTGGGTCACAATTCATCAAGATGGAATGTGCAGTGATGAAGTCAAAGATGGATCACAACTGCACCGACACATGGAAGCGTTCGTGAATGATGCTGTTGCTGAGTGGTCAGTGATTGATGAGAGCAGTGAGTATTACTTCGCACTCGCATCACATACTGGCAACAATGATCTTGACTTCTACGGTCTCGTCAAATCACATCGTAAGGGTGGGGCAGTGTGGGTACTCAAGCGAGTAGTTGGTGGTTCATTGAGCGACAGTGACCTCACTGGCAACTCACCTGTCATGTCACTCACTGAAGCCAAGCGTGTGATCACCACTGTGGGCGATTTCAATCACGATGACTGGAAGTCTGCACAGATGCTCTTTGCCAGCAGTCTCGGCAGGTGCTTCTGCTGTGGCAGGACATTGACCGATGACCACAGCCGTGAGGTGGGCATGGGGAGCGTCTGTGAAGCCAAATATGGTGGTGGCAGTCAGGAATCGCTGGATCTTTACTAAGCCCAACCAGCCCCATCCACGAGCCACTGGTGCATCCCCCCCGATGCGCTGGTGGCTCTTTTATTTGCCCAAATAAAAGTCTGTAATGTCTCGGCAAAGCCATTCCAAACCGATACCATTGACCCATGCAATTCAACCAACCGAAGGGAACAGATATGAAACAGTCAGCACTCGCCAACCTCACGCAATTTATGAGCAACGCACCGATTGAAAAAACTACGTTGTCAATGCCACAAATGGCACAACCATTGTTGGCACATCAAATCACTGGAGCAGAGTTCGCATTGAAGGAACGCACAGTGTTGATTGCCGATGAGCAAGGTGTCGGTAAGACAGCCACTGCGATTGCAATCGCAACAGCATCAGTGATCGCTGGCATGACTCCAGTGCTCGTGATCGTGCCAGCCACAATGCGATTGACATGGAAGCGTGAGTTCGCAAAGTTTGCACCATCAGTGAGCACTACAACCATTCTCGGCACGAACCCAACCAAGTTGAAGATCACTGCATTGCCTGAAGCAGATGTGTTGATCATTGGCGAAGCATCAGTGCATGGATGGAAAGAATTGTTGAAGAACAATATTGCTGGAATCATCATTGATGAATGTCATCACATGAAAGGTGGCAAGCGAGCAAAGCGTTCGCAAGCCACGATTGAAATCGCACAGACTGTTCCGTCATCAGGTGTGCGTGTTGCCATGAGTGGTACACCGTTGATTGCTCGTCCGATGGAATTGTTGCCAGTGATCCAAATGCTGGATCGTGGAGCAACATTCACTGGTGGCATCAATGGCTTCATCAATCGTTACGCACCGAAGATTGATCCCTACGGCACTCGTGGTGCATCACACTTGAAAGAACTGCATGAACTGCTTGCTGGATCATTCATGATTCGCAGAACTCGTGATGAGGTGCTCACGCTTCCGAACAGTGGTCGTACACAAGTGTTGATTGAGATGGATGCGAAGCGTGAAGCGAACTACCTCGCTTGCGAAGAGAATCTCATTCAGTGGATTCGCAATACCAAAGGCGAGGCTCGTGCTCAGAAGGCGATGCTCGCTGAAGCACTTGTATACATCACTGAACTTCGCCACATCTGTGCAATGGGATCTGTGAAAGCAGTGACTGCATATGTGCAGGACTTGCTGGACGATGGTGAGCAGGTATTCATGAGCACCAACTTCACTGATGAAGCCGATGCTTACTTCAATCATTTCTCTGAGTCTGTTCACACTGTCAAGATCGTTGGTGGAATGAATGACAAGGCGAAGCAGGCGAGCGTGGATGCATTTCAGAGTGGTGAGGCACGAGTGTTGATTGGCAATGTTGCCAGTGCAGGTGTCGGTATCACATTGCACTCAGCACGACATCATGTGTCGTGTTCATTGCCTTGGGATTCTGCATCACTGCTTCAAGTTGAAGATCGCATCAATCGCTTTGGACAGGTGCGTGAAACAATTTCGCACATCATGATCGCAGGCATTGATGGCATGACAACGATGGATGAGAAGATGCTCGCCCTCATTGAAGCGAAGCACAAGATCATGCTCGGCGTTCTTGAAGGAACTGCTGATGACTTGATCAGTGAGAGCAATGAGTCAATGGTGCAGGCGATCTTGAACAGTTACTAAATCATCCAGCACTGCGAAGCAAAGATCCTCACGGCGAGATGTCGTGAGGATCTTTTTTTATTCGCCCACACTCAAATGTTTGTAATGTCATCCGATCATCGTGAATAACGCATCACTGGATCATCGGAGAGCGATCAGAATGAATGACTTGGTATGAACATGACCTGCGATTGAGAACGGACAGGCTCGATCAAAACCATTCCGAAGTGAATGGATGAGTACGTTATTTATTTCGCCCAGCGAATCACTTCATCACTGCATTGCATAGAGATACATGGAGTGAATGTCATCGGAGATCATGGAGTGATGATGAGTGAATGACACCGAGATGTGAACACTCGTGGCAACGCTGTACCACTGATGACTCACTGCGATGTGACAGTGAATACCAATGATCGGAGAGCGAGTGGTGGTGCAAATGCTCCCCACGCTCCCCGATGTCTATTCATGCCATTCCAGTAGACCCATTTGTAGGCTGGCATTGGGTTTGCTGGGGATGAGTGCTGCTTTACCCTCTACGATGCCCTGATTGCCCCTTCTCAGGCGTTCTAAGGTGGGTCTATAAGAGAACAATATGCGAATGAGGAATGGGCGATATAGACGCTCTCAGAGCCTTACAATGCGTGGTTGAGGGTTCGCTCCATGCTGGGCAAGGGAATCGCCCAAAGTCTCAACATACCCTGCATACTATAGAGTCTACATAGAGGGTTGAGGGTTGTCAGTGGGCAAAGTCTAACCATAAACCTATGGTAGAGGGTTAGACCCCCCACCCTTAAGTGAGACTTGAGGGTTGGCTTGGGGGGAGCGCCTACAACCCAAGGAATGCAAAATGACCAGATAGACCCATTCCAAAAAATTGCACACACACAAATCCGCCCTATATAGGCTTAAACGGTTCCTTCTCTGTTTTCAAACTCGTTTATTTGATTCCCCTTATGGAAATGCATGACTTTATCCAGGTTTACCCTTGATTGCCACCGTAAAGTACGTTCTTGCTCAGGATGGCTATGGTCAAAGATGCCCACACCACTTTCATAGTCTCCACCGCCTCTTTGTTTCCATTCCTCAGTATTTGGTTGAATGATCTCAGAAGGATGCACAGTTGTTTGAAATACTGTCCCATGCCCCTTACTAGGGTCGTATGCGCCCTTAAATGACAACGGGGTAGCAAAGTCCTTTGCCACTCCCAGATCCGTAGTCCAATGCTCCCCTAAACGGCTGTAGTTAACATCATCTGGATGTTCAGTCACACCTCTGTAGAGGGTTACAAACTGCCTACTGAGGTTCTCGTGAGCAGCCATTAGGTTTCGTCAATCTTTTCACCTAGGTGGAATGGGATGGATGCTTCTGCCCACGCTGCTCTACCTGGACCACGATAACTGCTTCCTTTAGACTTAAACACTCCCTGCATGTGTGGGAACCGTACATGTACAGCATTATCGTATTTATACGAGTCAGATGGTCCATATGCAGGACTAACATTTATAGTGCTTCTAAAATGACCCAAACGCTCGGCGGTTGCATATTCGTCTTTGTGCATCCAACGGTAGTAATGTGGGGTAGGTTCACCTGTATCTGGGTATGGCTGAGAAGAACCAATCATTTCTGGGCGATTTGCTCGGTCTGCAAATTGTTCTGCAAACTGTTCTGCGGATACTTTTTCATGTGCTGGCATTATGGAGTTACCCTTCGGTATTTAACGAACTGGTCAGGGTTCATATGGTGTAGTGCTGCTAAACGATGGTGACCATCTAAAACAGAGGGCGAACCAAACCCCTTATAGCCAATAGTGATTGGTTTTTGTTGACCACGCTCTTCTAGGTCTTGATACAAGGTCTTGTCTTTGGACACTTTAGTAGTTTTAGCAGACTCTAGTTTCCCTGCCCAAAAAATTTCGGGAGTGTCATTCCTCAACATATCCCCAGGTTGGTAGTTATCCATGATTTGTTGTGCAGTAAGTCGCTTACCCATTACTCAAGAATACCTTACTGGTACTTCCATATTAGGGTCAATGTCATTGGCTGCGACTACACGATGATTACCATCCCAAATTTGAGTGTTTGGGCTAAGTCCATCTTTTCTAGGTAATCTTAGGTGTACAGCGGTAGATACACCATTCTTTTTGATATCGTCATAAAGGGATTCTTTTTGCTTTGGTTTAGCATCCCAACCTGCATACTCTTTAGATTCTTGTAATTTACGCCTACGCACATTAGGGGACTGTGACAAAGGCATATAATCACCACTAAAATTCTCAACATCCCCTGCTGTGTAGTTCATGAGTTCCTTTGCAGGGATGAACATGGACAATTGCCCGCTTAAGTTCTCGTGTGCAGCCATTAATCCATGTCCTCTTCTGGTTGATACGAAGTTCTGTCATAGTACTTGTCTTCAAACTTTGAAGCAATGTGTGTAGATGTTGGGTTGATTGTCAAACCCCAGTCAATATGCGACTTTGGGTATCGGTTGTACATGTGTTCCATAAGTCGCTGGGCATGTCCTTGACCCTCAACATGGCTTTTTAGATAATCTATATCTATTCTTGACGATGGTTCAAAATCTGGGTCGTTGTAGTGCTCAAAAGACACACGGGCGAGGTCTATGCCCT